TGCACAGTGGCTGACACCCACGGCCATTCACGTTAGTCATCACAGGTAATGGGGCGCACTGCTCTACTCACGTTCCCGTGCTTTATACCAACAGAGTGCAATCCCCTATGTGGCCATGGTCGTATTCAGTTGTAAGAGTTAGTTACTTGCGTATGCCTTGGATGATGGCAATACCGATGGAGATTAGCAGGGCATACCAGGCCAGTGTCAGCATGACGCTAAGCGCTTACTGATGAAGTCCATATCTTCTGGACGCCATAGATATACCTCAGCATGAGGGTGGACTATACGCATCCAAGTTAGTTGTGCCTCGCTGGCCTTACCTGTCCGTGTCTTTAGTTCGGCAAAGATAAGACCACGCTGCTCATGTGCAAGTACTAAGTCAAAGAACCCAGGGCTGCCGGTGGTTATGTACCTACCTGTCTTAGTCATTGAAGGCTGAGAGTGATGGACAGTCCAATGATGGATGTAAGCCAGCGCTTTTATCTGCTGCAGGAATGACTGCTCGCTTATGTCAATCATCGTTTGTCTTTGCCCAGCATGAAGCCAATCATAAACACACTGCTGACCATGATGACAAAGGTTAGGAAGTCCACCATTAGAACGGTTCCTCTATTGAGTCATAGGTTGGTGCTGGCTGCTCTCCTGCTTTTAGGCTGTCAATATATGCGCTGGCTTCCTTGCGACTAAAACTCTGGAGATTGTGCGGTGGAATTTTCCCCATGGATTTACATACAGCCCTAATCATGTTCTGCTGTTTCTCAGTTGCAAGGTTGCTGTTCTCTGTAATTGTGCCGTCACCTGATGGGGTCATACGCTGGACTTTGCCCATCTCTTCCCTGCTCGGACGCTTCGATGGGTCACTGCCGGCGAGGTTGTAGTTAGCAAGTCCACGACCAACGGCCCCTGTCTCGGCGTTGGCCAGGTGCGAAGTTTTGTTAATGTGCGACGAGTTACGCACTTCCTCTTCCCAACCTGTGGATACCAATACATCGCCGACCCATATCTCAGCCTTAAAGACTGCAACATCTGACAAGTAATGCACAAGGTCTGTGATGATGCGGCCATCTGGATGTGCGTCGTAGAACTTGCTTACCCTGCTGGCTACGGGCTCGTAATCGTCAAGATTAAAACTGGCCACGGGCGTGCTCATTCGTGATGCGATTTAACTCTGTTTCAATGCGTAGCAGTGCCTCTTTAAGCAGTTTTATTTCCTGCTCTTTGGCGTAAATCATGTCTGCCACGTCATCGTTGTGCGTGTATTCAAGCGTCATCGCTGACCAACTTTGCTGTGCTTAGGTATGAAATGCCTTTGGCTGGGCCTGACGTGTTGAAAGACGGATGCCAAGAGTCTCTAATGGTTTCGGCAATAGTAGGCAGGGCGTGTAATGCGCCTACGGCCTCTAGTACAAGACTTGATTCTTTAAAGCGTAGTTCTAAAGCCAGATTGTGGCTTAAATTGGTTAGTTTGGCAATTAGTTCGCCTGTAGATGTTTCCATTTGTTTCCTTTGTTATTTTCCTGATGTTGCTCGCCAGTGACCTAGGCCGCCATTGCGATATAAGTAGCCAGCCACCTTGACATTGCACTCTGCATTAAGCAGTGCTTTAACTACATCCTGTTTCTTACAGACAGCCCGTGTCACAGTAGCCCATGAGCCTTGAATCTGTAGCAGACCCACATCTGGGCGGCCTGTAGATTTGCGCACTGGCGAAAGGGCACGTTCGGTACAGCGACTTTCCCGATAGGCAATTCGAGACATAACAGGGACTACTTTGGCTGGGAAATGTTGTCTCAGTAGTGGTTCCCATTTAGGGCATGAATTAGGGGCCGCACTTGCGTGGGCTGGTATGGATAGGACAGCGAATAGGGCTAATGCCATGATGCGTTTCAGTTCTCTTCTACTTCGATAGGCGGCGACCAATCCAAGAACGGCCACATTCTCTGTGACACTATGGTTCTTAGGTGTTCCCCTGTTTTCAAATCCGTGAAGATTTGAACGAGCAATAACTTGTCCTTTGAGACTAACTGACGGTACCCCCATGTGGGAATCATGGTCTGTTGGCCATCATCTTTAAAAAGAGCCAGCATGAGACCCAGCCCATAATGAAACTGTAAATGAACTGTGTGTCAGTCATTAGAGCCCCTGCCAGACACGCAATGGGCGGTGGTGGCACTCTGGGCGCTGTGACTTGCTGTAGCGCTCTGTAGGGACGCACAGACGGCTTGCAGAGGCTTTACGCATGATGGCCCCCATGGCTCGTGGCTCGTGGGTTGTCATCTGGGGGTGCAGTTGGTTCATCCATTCCCAAACATCGTCAGTTGTAAAGTCGTGGCGTTGGATGGACAGCATCTCTACTACCTTTAAGGCTTCTAAGGCCCAAAGTTGGTCAGCGTTTAAGCCGACACGTTGAATGGCTTGCTCAGCAAGTGCGATGGCTAGTGGCTCATCGAAAAGGGTTGGTTGGTCTGTCATGGTGTTTCCTTTGTTAAAGCCCTTTGAGTGGCTAAAGATGACTATACACAATTTGAGAAGTCGGTGGTGGATTTCGCCAATGGAAACAAACTACTCTCCACCACCTAGCCCTGGCACTGCTCAAACAGCGTCCAGGAGTTCTTTATTCTGGCTTTAGCCGGCGAAACTCAGCCTCAAAATGTTCTAGGTCTTGCTTTTCCAACTCTAAATGTATCCACATGCCACCAGCGCCAGCACTTTCCTCACGGGTTTTGTACTTAACGACCCCTTTGAGCCCTTCGCCTCTTGACGAGCGATAACCGGCACCAAACTTAGTGCCAGGCATCTTATAAAAATGCACCTCTTGTACTTTAAGCGCCAAAGAATTAGTAACAAAGAACGTCCAGATGGCTTCTAAGACTTTAATGTCTGAGTGACCAATGTCCATGGCGTAGCCAGTGGCATGAGTACTTAGGTTTGGTTTGTCCCTCATTGGGCGGTTTACATAGGTGCCCAGATTTGTCACTTTGTAACGCTTCTGACATAGTTCTACGCAAAGAGACGTAATTGGCTGGGTGGTCTTGCCATCCCATGCTGGGTAGTAACGGTACGGGCGTGTCATGAGTTTGATGGGGACAGCACTTTAACTGTCGCCGTTCCGGTGGCGGCCAATGCGTAAAGGGTCTCTTGCTCATCCATGAACACCTGCTGAAAGCCCAACTTAGGTATATCGAGACCCTGAGCGCTGGAGACATTAGAGCCACCTAGGTGAATGTCTTGGGTTGTGCTTTGCACATAGATTGTTTGGCTGCCAAAACTGGTGCTGTGAATTAGCACTGGTGTAGTTGCGCCTACTGTGTAAACGGTAGTTTTCATGGCTGTGGTGGGTCTTTCGGTTTGTCTTTAAGGCCGTTACCTGCCAGCAAACCAATAAGGCCACCGGACAATGTAAGCAACATACTAGAAAGGACTGATATTTGAGCAGCGTCTAGTTCGGCCATTTTCTCAGGCTGGGTCACAAATAGGAGTCCGTAAAGGATTGTAAACACTGAACCTACAAATGACAGTGTCAGCCCAATGGCCACAATCATGACTATTCGGGCTTTGATTTCCTCATTGCTGTGTCTGTTGTCTGGTTTCATCGGCACTTTGCTCCTGTTGCGTATCGGGGGGCTGTGGTTGTGTCGGGTGAGATGGTTGAATCTGTGACGCTCGAAAGGGCTTTGTTCTTTGTAGGTGGGCAGTTAAGGCGTTCACGGTCTGCGCAAGCGCTAAGCGATGCACAAATCACCAATAAAATCAGGCTTTTTCTCATGCTTGGCGATACCCATAAACAAAGATTTTGCCTGTTCCACCACCAGCGATAGACAGAACCACTCCTGTGTATTGCGTTGTGTTATTGACTGAGCAGCCACCGCCGTACCAAATGTAGTCACTTGAGTTCCAGCCGTGACTGTTGTGAGTAAATGTTGTGGTTGCTGCAAGGTTTGGCTTAAACACTTCAATGGAAGTAGCAAAAGTACATGGGCTTGAGGCGGTAGAACCTAACAAGTATGAAGTTCCAGCAGCGTCAGTAAGGGCATTAATAGTTGCGCCATAGTTTCTTACATTGTTATATGCGTAGCCACTTGACAAACCATTTAGTTGCAATGTTACTGCACTTGCACCAGCAGCAGCCGAAGCCGTTAAATCAACGACTATTTTGTAGTTAGTGAAACTACTGCTGAAGCATCCTGAAACAGTTGTAGTCGCCCCTGTGATTGCTACTTCAGTGATGTAAGCCAGTCCTATGTTGCTTTGAAGCGAACTCATCTGGGCTGCGGTTAAAACCTGCCCCGATGTGAAAACCTGATCTGCCATGTTGTTGTTTCCTTTCTAGAAACTTAAAAGATTAGTAGTTGAAAGAGTACCGAAAATGGCGTCTCCGAGTGTGAGATACTGATTTCCGTCTGTGGACTCAAATTGCAGACTGTAAATATGTGAGCCCGGAGTTATGTTGTGGCTTATGCCAGACACGATAAGGGTCTGAGATTCAGTGGCTGGGGTGCCCGTTGTAAAGTTCTTAACGACTGTGGCAATACTGGTCAAGTCAAGGTTAAAACAAATGTTTTGATTGGCCTCTGACAGGGCGGCCATTTGTGTTGAGACATTAGTAAACCTTAACACTGGGTTTTTATATTTGCCCAATAGGTAATTGCCGAGTCCAGCAACTTCAGACACTGTGCTGTTAAGCAAGTTGGTCAAGTTAAGGCTTTGTGATTGGTATTGGCTAATGCTTATGGCATCGCTAGTAATTTGCTGAACTCCGGCAGGGCTCTGGGTCACTATGTAGTTATAGAGCAATTCATCACCATAGGAATTGAGCAAAGTCTGATATGAAATTGAGCCTGTGTAACTAAATGTGGCTCCGGCGACAGGGTTAAGAACACTAGACCTACCCTTAAAGGTTAGGGTTCCGTCAGCCGCTACAAATAAATAGCCTTGCTCGCTGGTGTTTACTAGTTGCAAATAGGTAAGCAGGTTGGTGCCGTCAGCAATGTTGAAGCCACTAGATGAAGCAGACGCTCCAAGGGTGGATGAGCCTGTGCCAATGTTTCGAGCGCCTTGATAGGCAACCTCTGTGTAATCAAGGACAGTGTTTATACGAGCATTAGTAGTTTCTGCCGTGACGGTATGGGCTATGAGCGTGGTGTTGGCTAGGACTGTAAAAGCGTCAGAGCAGGTGGCGTACATTCTGTCGCCGTTGCTGGCTATGTCGTATTCAAGGTTCCAGTCTGTAATCAGTCCGGTGTAGATGGGTATGCCGTTGGCCAAGATTTGGATAGGGCAACGTGGCAGCACATAGGGATAGTAAATACTGGCCGTGTTTAGTGGGTCAAGTACTCGTGTTGAGTTGTTAAATGAAACTGTGGCTGTGCCGGCGTTAAATTGGTCTAACTGGCGTGAACGTCCACGGGTAATGTTTACAGATTCGACAAGGCTTGTAAGGTCTGCATAGGCAAGGCCGCCTAGTGTGCCGGTGTTGAGAAGGCCATATACAGCGTCGTTAAGTTGGAAAGGCTGACCAAATCCTGTCGTGGTTTGGAACCCGACTAGGACTTGAATTGTTGGTGCTGGCATTAGTAACTAATACCTGTGGCTGGGGCGAAAACGGCACCTGACCTTCTCTGGCTTTTAAGGATGGCCTGGATAATTTCCTGACCTACTTGGTCTGGTGTAGATACAAGCCCAGCATTCACGGTGATGTTCATACCGCCACCCATTCCCATGCTGCCTAGACGGTCAAGAGGAATGATGGCCTCTGGGCCAGCCTCTCCGGCAATGATTGACGTGGCACGAGTAACGACGCCACCGTCTGCCATGAGGGTGCCCATGCCAAAGTTAATGCCTGACAAAATACCGGACATGTCAAAACCGGATATGTCTGGAATCTTGAAACCTGACTCAATTAAACCTGCGTTAATGATGTCAGTCATTGTGAGATTTGGATTGTCAAGAATTAAATTGACTTCATTTACAGTGTCTTGGATGCCTTTAAGGAAACTGGTAGCGGAATCTACGCCTGCCTGGTAGTACTTACCGGCTGCTTTCTTGCCCATTTGGTCTGCAAGGTCTGTCATAGATTGCGTCAAAGTATTGGCTTTAAGGATGCCGTCAGCAGAGTCAAGGATTTCGGTAGCAATAGCAGTACCGCCATCTACACCAGCCGCCAAGACCTGAGACAATGCAGTCTCTGATAGCCCACCAGCAATAAGTCTGCTGACTAACTCACCAAACTTTTTAGCCTTCTCAGCCTGTTTAGCCAAGTTCTCAAAGAACGTCATTGGCTTAGCCTGTGCAATCGCTACATCATCAGTTGCTGCAGCCAGTTCACGCTGCGAAATTGTTAGGGCATCTAGGTTGTTTTTGTCTTGGAAGCCGCTCCATTTGTTATAAGCGTCGTTTACTTTTACTTGTGCTTCTGCTTGCTTAGCCAATGCGGCTTTAAGGTCTGTAGCGTTACCAGCAGCGTCTGACTGAGCATTACCAAAGTTAAAAGCCTCAGTAACAGAAGAGCCAACGCTCTTGGCATAGTTGTCGAAAGCGTCTTGCGCTGCTTTAAGTTTGTCTTTGGCA